CTCCGTGCCGAGCTGTCCGAAGTCAAGATAGGGCCACCAAATGAGCCCGTCGAACGGAGTTGAGTCTTGCTCAACGATTAGATATACACCGATATCGACAAATATACTGGTGCCGGACGCGGCCGTAAGCGCCGTAACGCTGTTATATTCTGCTACGCTGGTTACTAGCTGGCCCACGCTACCCGCAGGCATGGAAACAGCCTCGTTGCCGTTTACGGTGAAAATTTTCGCACTGGCGTTTGCTTGGCGTTGAAAAGTTAATTGCGCACCGTCCGGCACATCGACCGGAACGCCGCTAACGCTTAAAAGCCCGATCAGTTCTACACTCTGCCCTGCGTTGAGCGCGGACTTCGTGATAGTTAAAGCACCTCGAATATCGACGATCAGCGTGTCGCTATCCGCATCAGCGGTGAACGTTTGATAGCCTACGCAATAAGCGCCGTCGCTACCCGTATCCGAAGTAAGTAGCTCTACTCCTGTAATGGCGTAAAATGTAGTCAAACTAAACGCAAATAAATCGCCCGTTGCTTTCGTAATGTCTTCTGTTATTACGTTGCCATCTATATCTTCCCCCGTTACTCGAACCACAAACTCTGCGGTAGGCCCGGTGTTACCTGAATTCGCAACGAGCGCCAAGCCGCCCCCTGCGATATCTACTCGTCCTTCCCCCTCGCTGCTATACCCGTTTGGAGGTATTTCCCCCACACCTTCAGATTGAGAGCGGCTAAAAAGTACGGCATTCGGCCACGCCAAGTATGTACCCGTCTCGCTCGGGATATCAAAACCCGGGATAGCTGGCGCGACTATTTGCGTATCGTCTGCTAACGCTTCCTCGTCCACGGTCCAAACAAACCCGTCCGCCGTACGAATGTACAACTCCGTTTCGAGAATTGCCCAGTCGGTTATCTCCGCCGGGAACACGTAGCGACTCCAACTCATGTCCTTCACGCCACCGTTCATGGTGAGCACAAACGCTTCCGCACCAAAGAACAGCCAGTACTGCCCCGCGCCGGGCCAGAACAAGGCAAACGGCTCGTCGTCGACCGCCAGCGCCTGTATCTTGGCCAGCACCAAGGGGTCTATCTGCTTGCCGAAGAATCCTGCTTGGAGGTTCGTGCTGGCGCCGGCGATACCAATGTTCCGCACACCGACTGACGTGAGTACAACCAAATCGTTACTTACCGGCTGCACTGTTTTTGGATAGGGGCAGTCAATCGGCGATGCGTCGAGAATCGCCATGTTGGCCGGATCCTCGTCGACCTGCCACATCTGATAGCCCTGATCATTAAACGCTACCAGGTTGCCGCGATATAACCCGAGCGCTGAAACTGGAGTAGAGCCGTACGACTGCAACCCGAAGGGCAAGAAACCTGCGTCCTGCTCGGTGCTCCAGTCGAGCGGATTAACAGTTGCGCTGAATGCAACGATGTCGTCGTCGGCCGCGAATACCTTACTGGCCGCGATGATAACTACTTTGGAGCTTGGGCACCGCTCGTCCTTAATTCTCGCGTCCAGCGCGACCCAGGCAATAGTATTGTCCGCCACCGTGGCATCGGGGCTAGCCGGGAAATTGGGCTCGACCGCGCCTGACACAAGGATAGGGGATGCTTCCCATAGTACTCGTGAAGCGAACGTCGCCTCCCATGTCACTTCGTTATCGACAACCTGCTGACCGTTAATCAGGGGCCACGTGGGCTCGTCACTACCCGAATAGCCAGCAGACGCTTGCACCGCTTTGAACACCAAGCCGGCCGGCGACTGGGGCGAGAGATAGTCCCAGGTAAAAATGTCAAACAACATTCCATGGTTGCCGCCATCGTTATTGTTGTACCCTTCGACCCTCGCACGGGCAAATACTGCGTCGGTCTGCGCCACCGCGGTATGCGAAAGAGTGAACCAAACCCCAGAAGCGCCGCTTATTACGCCCGGCGCCATAGATTTTCCGACCGAAACATAGTCGGAATCTAGCCACTCAATACCTAACGAAGCGCCTTGTCTGCCCGAGTTGTTTGTGCCGCGCAGGTGTTTGCAATTTATCGTTATTGACTGCCCTGCAACAACGGGCACAACTCCATCATTCACAAACTGATGGTCACCGTACAAACCCTGTAGCCATGAAATTATCCAAGAGCCCTGAAACGCGGAACCGGGCGCGTTAACAATTTGAATGCTAGGATTACTGAACGTCCACCCCGTAGCGCCCGCTTCTAAATCGCCGTTCTCGATTACGACCGGTGCACCTGCAGTACTCGACAGAGGTTGAACGACCGCCCCCGGCTGGTAGAGAAACCCAGGTGCCCAAGTGGGGGTAGGCATTAGAAAGTGCCCCCCACGAGAATGCCGCGGTTATACCGAGTCTGCGTAGTTGGATCTGGTGCGGTTGTAGGGTCCAGCGTTGGCGTTGGACTTGACGTAGTGTCCTCCCCGCCATCTGCGTCTTCAAATATCTGCGCACCGTCTTCTAGCGGCCATATAGGCTCCGCCGTGCCGGAACGTGGGTTGCTCCCCTGCGTATCGACGACCGTGTAGTAGAAATCGTTATACGCCGTAGGCTCGATCACGTCACCTATCTGTCGCTGCCTATTAGGCGCCCAACTAAGATTAGGCGCGGAAATGCGATTCGCCTGGTACGAAAACCCGTTTGGCGTGCTCGGCGACACGATATCGCCCAGCTTATAAACTTTGTTTGCTTCCCATACGTCGCCGGTTTGTAGCCAAAAGTGAAACGTGTTCCCTAGCTCGTTGAGCGTGTCTGCATCCTCGAATTCCGCCACTACGTAGAGAAACCCCATGAACGGGGTAGCGAAGTGAATCTTGCGCAGTGGAATAATACTGCCGTCGGAGTTGAATTTCACCGGGTGCTGCAACACGTGCAATACGAAACCGTCGGGCACGTCGAACGTCTGCGTAGCGAAAACGTGCAGCGCGCCGTCGAACGACGCTAACCCTTTTGTAGGATTCTCCAGGGTGGCATCTAGAAGGCTTAAATCCGCGTGGCGAAACGTGCCCGGCCGTACGCGGACTGTCTTCGCGGCAGTAACGTAGCAATTAAGCGCGTCGTACAATGAGTCGTTAAGCGCTGCACCTTTCGTGCGCAGACGGTTTATGCCACCTTTGATGACAGTTAGAGCGGCGCTGCGGTCAGCCATGCTATGGCCCCACTAGCGGCAAGAATTTCGGAATCGTCGGCGGTGACCACGTAGGTCGCGGTGCCGGTACGTAGCGCTTCGTGGTGTGCTTCCCCGCCTTTACGTCTAGTAAGTATGTGTTCGCCTGCGCCAACACCCCCGGTGCGTCGCGCTGCCCGTAGTGCGCTTTGGCGTTACCCAGCGCCAGAAGGAAAACGAGTTCAGAGTCAATTGTCGCCGGGTCGTAGTCGTTAACGAACGACTCCAACCCAAAGTCTCCGAGCGCCCATAGTTTGTACGCTCCGTCCGGGGCCGGCCAAATCTCGATGCACGACCTCACTTCGTAGTTCGAAGGCCAACCCTGGATTTCGTTTGTCCGAGTGTAGTAGAGGGGGTTGATGCCGGCGATGAGTTCGTACCATGCCTCGTTCAGATCCTCAAAGCCCATCCAGTCAATGTGGTATGCGTCAAGGCTACGGGGGCACGGGGATTCCGTGTCGTCGTCATTATCGTCGATACCGTAGAACCGCACGCCGGGGGTCATCGTCCAGCGAAACCAGCGCTTCGTGCGCAGCGTCGGCTCCTTGTTGTACATGAGCTTCTGGGCGCCCACCAAGAAGTCGTCGAGCAGATCGCTCATACCCGGCGGAGGGTTGTCGGCCTGCGCTGGGTAGCCCAGACGCACCATCATGCGACGGCGCAGCTCGCCTAGCGTCTCGTAGGGTGACGTGTCGCACTCGCAATTGAAGTCGGTAATATCGCTCATCCGGCGTCCTCGTGCGACTCAAAAATGACCGGCGAGGCGTCGTTAAACGCCCCGCCGGCCAAGCACTTCACCCACCCACGGATGAAACCTGTTCGCCGAGCAAATCATCGGTACCCTGTGAGGCTTCCTCAGTAGCCGCGGCAATCGCGCGTCCTAAGTTGGCCGTACCGACGCCGAACTGCCCGTAAACGCTAGCAACGTACGGGATACCTTTGCTGCCGTCCTCGTTGGTCGCTTCGCGATAGCGGTTCGCCAAGCGGCGAAACTCGTCCTCCGCTCCTGGTGCCGGGCGGTCAAACAAACGTTCAGACGTAACGGACACTGAAGCCCCGTGTACCGCTTCCAGCACAGGAACTTCCCACGCGGGGACTTCAACGCGTTGCGTGTGCAACTCGTTAATCTGAATGTCGGCTGTTACATACTTGATCATTAGTTTTCTCCTGTGGGGTGGGTAGAACTGAGGGGCGCCGGCTAGTCCTCGGCGCCCCGCCAGGTTAATTGCCGAGCAGAATGATGAAGCCGGCGCCGTTCTCGATAGCCGCGTAGCGACCTACGATTTCGACTTCAACCGCAGTACCTGCCGGAATAACGGCTGCCGTGTCAAACGGTCCCGCTTCTGCGTCTCCAAACTGCAAGGTGTCAGCGTTCGTGCCGAGGTTCACGGCGACGACCGTATTGTTCGGCAGGAATGGGACTTCGGTACCCAGATCGGTTACCGCAGCCCCTGTTACGTTCTTGACTCTCATGGGAAAATCTCCTGTATCGATTTCGAGCGCCGGCGGGCTATTACACCCGCCGGCTGTTCGTTAGGCCAGTGCCAGAACCGCGTGAGCGTTCCGCTTGCCAGTCGTGAGCGATGCCTTGGAGGTCAGCGCCCAGTAGTGGACATAGCGGTCGTACACGCGCGGGGGGCGGCGAGGAACCATCCAGTGACCCTTGATCGGGCGCAGCTTCAGGAACTTCGTGTTCAGGAAGTAGCAACGACTGTCCCAGGTCACCGTCGGGGTGTCTTCGGTGTCGAGCACATCGAACACCGGATCCCACATGATTTCGATACCCTTGAAATACAATCCGGTGTTGATGCCGTTGCCGACACTCGCATCCAGAGTTGTGCCCTTTTTGTTGCCCTCGGCCCCGCCGACGTTCACCTGCCGCTGAATGGCTCCGCTCGGGCCGCCGCACGCGTTGCGATAGGCATCGATGAAGTCATCGCCTGCGAGGATAAAGTCGGGAGGGGAACCGCCGACGCGGATGCACTCACGCCATGCCACCTCCATGTCATCCAGCATTTCCGCTGCAGTCGTGTTCACCGCGGTATTCGCGTAGTTCCTCCACCAAGCGTTGGTGGCGGCATTCAGTGCGCCGATCGTACAGACTGTAGGGGTCAGTGAAACCAGAGCGTCCAGCCCGGCAATGTCCAGCGGATTCTGGGCGCCGTCACGGTGGAGCATCTTGTCAAAGCCTTCCTGGTAACCCGTTTTCAGTGTTTCCAAGTTTTCCTGCAGAAGGTTCGTGAGCTGAACCTTTTCAGCATCCGACGGGACCGAGTTCTTGTCGTCCGTCATGACGATGCCGTTCTGGGCCAGCTCGTCCTCGTTCAGACCGAAACCGTCATGGAAGGAGCCCCACGAGTACTTTGCCTGTTGGAGAGTCCGCTTCCGGTTGTACGTGACCTGTTGGTCACCGAAGTACGGCTGGAAGTTGGAATCATTGCTAAAACGCAGCTGCTCGACCACAAACTGCAGTCCGCCGGCGTATTCAGCTTTGTTCTCCGACAGCTTCTTGATCAGCGGCCGGGCCGTATTGATATTGTCGATTGGGTCGTTCTTGAGGTAATAATCAATGGCCGCGCGACCCGCGTAGGCCAGCTGTTCTGCATTGAAAGGCATGTTCGTATCCTCGTAAAACAAAAAGAGAGAACCTTTTTGCCCTACAGGTACGACCCTGCAAATCGCGACCCCTTAAGACGAGGCCACCAGCCCGCACTGGCGCTGGATTAGATACGTGCGGCGGACTAGGCAGTCCGTATTTAAACCCTACATCAACTCATAGAGCGACGCAAGCGGCATGTCCGCCGGGAGCATCTGAAACACCAGCAGGCCCCCTTTCGTATGTCCTATGTGCGTAAACCCCGCCATCCTGTAGCAGTAACCCGGATGCCCCTTCTGGCGGATCTTCCCGGCGTCCACGAACGTGACCAACCCCTGCGGAGGCGGCTCCCACCGCGCGCGAGTCGCCGCGATAGCTTCCAGGATCAGTTCCGAGGACAAGCCCGCACCTTCATTTCGGAACAGGCTGTTTACCCAAGCCCCCGCCCATGCATGCTTGACATACTGTGCGAACGGCCACGATGTCACCCATACCGCGCGCGCGCATTCGGTCTTTAAGACTACGCAGCGCCCTGGCGGTACAAACTGGGGCGACCCCACTTTCTGCCTACTGTAGTGCCTGTCCGCGAGAGCGACGCACTCTTTGTCCGCGCGGGTGGCGTACCTCCATTTCATGAGTTTCGTTTTAAGTACGCAATGGCGCGTTCTAGCCCAGTGATCGTATCGCCTAGGTGGCCTAAGGAGAGATTGCATGTATGACACAGCCATCCACGGAATTTCCCGGTGGCATTTCGGGAAGCTACCACGTACTGTGGCCTACTTCAACCTCACCTTACCCCCGTGCGTCTTCGCCTCACTCGGTGACAACACCAACGGTGTACCTTCCCTCACTCGGTCCTGTGGCGATAAACAAAAACGCCGGACGACTTCAACGGCCCGCGGCGCGCTTTGTAGCATGTGCTTACGATACGGTGTCGGGTACCACAACGGGGGATTCTCCGCCGGATCATACGCCGGAAATGCCAACGTCAACGGCCCGGACATCGGCCGAAAATTCGCGCCCTTGAGTGCCTCTTTCAGTGGATTTACCTTATGCCGCGTCTCGTGACGGCTCAGCGCCAGCGACTGGGACTTCCGGCGCGGCGACGGGCGCTGACCCGGACCGGCATGGAAGTACAGCCGCCCGCCCCTCCAAAAATCAAGTCCTGTGGCGATAACCGGATTCCCTCCCAACGCGGCCGCTACAACCACCGCAACCGCGCCAGAGTTACCGATAAACCTAA